TGTTGCTCAGCCGTCTTCACGCCGTTCACGGCCTCAATGACGCTCAATTTGGATTCAGCGAGCCGTATCTCCGCGCGACGGATTTCCGTAGGTGAAGCCGTCGGGTCTTGGCGCAACTTGGCGAGCGCGGCCTCAGCGTCAGCGACAGCGAAGTTGGCTTCTTCCACCGAGAACTTAGACCGGGTAAGTTTCCGTTCCGCTTCCGCCACGTCTTCGGGGTCGGCGGTAATGGCGCGCAAGTCACGGAGTTTCTTCTCCGCCGCTTCAAGGTCGCGCACGGCATCGCGCTGTTGAACCGTCGCATCGCGTAGCCGGCGTTGGCTGGCCGCATACTTGGATTGGGCGTCAATCGCTTCACGGCTGTCCTTCGCGAAGCCGCGCGGCACCGTGTTGAAGAACTCTTGCGCGCGCGCCGTATTGGTGATGGCCTTGTCCAGCGCGCCCTGCGCCGCCACTCGCGCGTTGCTGGCGGCGGTCAGCGACCGTTGCGCGTCATAGTTGCCGCGAAGCGCCGCCGTGTAATCCTGTAGTTGTTCCTTCGCGGTCTTGACGGCGGTGGTTGCGCCACCCGTACCTTTCAGTTGCTCATTGACGCGCTTGTTGTATTCTTCCAGCGCGTTCGCGGAAGCCAGCCGCGCGGCACCTTCCTTCTTGATGCCCAACTCAAACTTCATAAGCGGCCGTATGTCAAAGCCGGCCGCAGTGTTGTTCAGCAGGCTCACTGCGCCAACCGCGCCCATCGTGGCCTCTTTCGCCTTGTTCGCGGCATACTCCATACGCCCGAACGACACTTCTGAAATCGGGCCTATCTCCCCGATGTTGATTCCCAACGCGCGCAACGGTGACGTCAGCGCGTTCAGACCCTTGATGAAAAGATTGACCCACCGTATCCAGCCGTTAATCAACTCCTCAAAGATTCCGATTACGAAGTTGCCCATCGCCTTGAATGCGTTGGTCACGCCACCCGTCTTGTGAACCAGCATGACGAAGCCAGCAATCAGCAAGCCCACCGCGACCACGATTGCGCCGATGCCGGTCGCCGTCAGCGCTACGCCGAACAGTTGGAGTTTCAGGGCGGCCAGCGCCGTCACGATGGCGTGAATCTTCAACGCCGCGTTCGCCACGAGAATCGCTGACGCGAAAGTTGCCACGAATGCCGCAAGCCCCATGAAGAGCGTCTGGTTCTCCGCGATGAGATTCACCAGCGAAGTCAGCACCGGCAACATCGCGTTCACCGCAGGCAACAACGCCTGCCCGAACGACTCCTGAAGTTCCCCAACCTGATTCTTCAAGATAGTCATCTGGCCAGCCGTGGTCTTGCCCATCGTTTCCGCCGCGCCACCGAACGTCTGCGTCAGTTCCCGATAAATCTGGTCAAGTGACTGACCCTCCTTGATGTTGTCTTTCAACATCGGAGACAGCATCATCAGCGCTCGGTAGTTGCCCGTCTGCGCGCGCGCCAACGCCTGCGACACCGTCGTAAGGTCTTGGCCTGTGCCGGCCGCAATGTCCATCGCCAGCCGCAAGGCTTCCTGCGACTTGCCGACGTCCTGAGTGGTTCGCATCAGCGCTTCAAACGCCGGGCGCATCTGTGAATCCGTGAACGTCGTGGTCTTCATCTGCGCCGCGAAGAACTCTTCGGTGGCGGCAATCGTTTCATCGCTTGCGCCGGCCACCTGCCGTAGCGTGAACGCCAACTTCTCTTGCTTGGCTTGGTCTTCAATAGCGGCTTTCGTGGCCAATGTCGCCGCCGCACCAAGCGCCGCCAGCGCCGCCGCCGCAGGCAACGCCGCTTTCTTCAACGCGAACTGAGCCTTCTCTCCGATGCCTTCAAGTTTGTTGAACTCGGCAATCGCCTTCTCAATACCGCGCGCATCAAAGTTGGAGATGATGTTTACGCCAAGTGCCATAACTACCTACGGAATCCCTTGCTGGCCGCGCCCTGAATGATGTTCGCCCTGATACGGTCTTGCTGAGCGTCAATCGCTTTCGCGACGAGGCCTTCTATGTACGGCAGGAAGCGCTTGGCTGTGGGGAACACCACGCGCGAACGCGACTTGCCGCCCGTGGATTTCACGCGCAGATGCTTGTCTAGGTTGCGAATGAAGTTGTCGCCTTTCGGGTTCGCCATCTTGCCGCCAGCGCTGTCGTACACCGCGCCGCCAGCGTTCATCTGCTGGATTCTCAGGATGCCGACATTCTTGCCGATGAACTTGTTGCCCGAATACACGATGGCTTTCATGCCGGTTCGGACACTGCCGGGGTCGTAGCCGGGGAGCCGCGCTTCGCCACGGCGACCGCGCGCATGCCAATACTCCAACGGGGTCTTCTGTGGGAAGGCCGCCCCAACCGCCGCCGCCACGGGTTGTGCCGTGGCCTTCAACTGCTTCTCCACTTCTTTATACAAGTCGCGGTCAAACTTCCGCAGGTCGGCAAGCAACTGCTGAAGCCCCACGACGTTCACATTGACGTCGTACTGAAACTTGGTTGAGTTTGCGAACGCCATGCTTCGGCAGTTTACTATCTACGGCGCGAGCGTTCAGCGCGCCATTTCAGGTAGGTGTACATGGCTTCTATCATTTCGTCGCCGGCTTCCAGCAAGTGAGTTGGCGCGATACCTGTCTCGCAGGCCAGCGCCGCTATCTGCCAATGCGCTGAACTGCTGTCGTTCAGTTCTCGGCTTTTGGGCTTTCGCGCACCTCAACCGATTCCACGGTGCTGACCCATTCGGGGTCAAACTTCAAGGTCGTGTGCTTGTTGCGAGTCTCAGCGTGCCACGCCAACCACGCGAGGTCGGTCAGTTCCATCGCGTGTTCAAGTTTCATTACAGACTTGTCCTTGTGCTTCTCAAACATGATGAAGTCCACGAACACGGCTTCCACTTCTGCCGTTTCACCGTTGATGAACTTGACGGTCATCGCAAGTTTCATGACTACCTCCTATTGGTTGTGGTTGATTACGAAGTGGCCTTCGCGAGTGTGCCACCTTGGAAGGTCAGCGACGTTTCACCGAGTGCGCCGACTTCACCGGCGTTGATTGGCGTGTGGTTCGCGAGGTACGCGCCGGTCAGCGTGTACGACGGGTTCGTGGAAGAGGTCGCGGCGCTCGTCGGCTTGACGACGATGGTGGTGGTCGTGCCGACCAACGGATACACGGTGGCTTCCACTTCGTTCGCCGCGAAGTCCTGCCCGAACGTGATTTCCACTTGGTTGTTCTGGATGCCGCCGATGCTGACGCGATTGCCGCCCATCACGGTCGCATCCACCGCTTCCACCTCGTAGGTCAGCACGACGCTGCGGACGCGGTCGCTCAAATCAACTGAGTTGACCGTGACTGAGCAATCCTTGAATGAGAGAACGGCCATGTGTTATTCCTCGCCTTTCGCGTGGTCTTGCTTCTTCAACTTGCTGCCGATTTCCGCGATGTGGCCTGCTTCAACCAGCGCTGAGATGTTAGCACCTTCTAGGTCTGTCTCGCTCACGGTGTCGCCAACCTTCTTGCCAGCCAACCGATGCGAAGTGACTTTGTATTGTGCCATGCTTACATCTTAGCCGTTCACGGTCAGTTGTGTCGCGACCTGAATGAACTCTTGGTCGGCTTGCGTCAGGCTGGAAATGTCCGTAGACGAAGAAACTATGATGCTCTGCGCCACGCCGCCAAGCGTCGGGTCGGACTCCAACGCGGCACGCAACGACTTCGCACCGCTGTACGCGAGGTATCCGTCAAGGTCTGCGTTCGCGCGGTCATCGGTATACCGGCCCACGATTACGTACACGGTGCAGTCATAGATGGGCATACCGCCGCCCATCATCCCGTGGTAGCGCACCTGCGTAATGACCGGGTATCCCACGGGTGGATTCAGTTGGCTCGGCTGATAACTGAACGCGCGCAAGCCGCTGATGGTGGCAAGCCGCGTGGCCAGCCCCGACCGCACTTGTGAGGCCGTAGCCGGCATTACGCGATGCCCATCTTGCGGTAGCCGTTCAGATAGTCGCGCACGTCGGGGTCTACCGCCCGAACTTGTACCGCCA